AATCGTAGGTGTTTGCTCGGAGTTGCTGGTAAAAAGAGCTGTAGACAAAGACACTTGGATAATAGCTTGAATGCACAACGTCGAACGCAATGTTGAAAAACACCGTGTAGACATTGCCACTGAGTACCTGAATGTCGAGCGAGTTCATGCCGACGCGAGATAGCGATTGCGCTACCTGCGTATAACCGGCAGACATGACTCCTTTCGGGCTAGGCAACACGTTTTCGCAATAAATTATCTGCGGCTGCCCGAAGTCTGCATTGACCGGCGCGCCGTAGAAAGTACCAGGCATGCGAGGACTCGCGTCAGCATTGTCGAATGCTTCGCGCGGAGTCAGTGTGCTGAGCGCGGGGAAGTCAGCCTGATTTGTCAGCAGCTTTATTGTCTTGTTGGCCATATCCGTGCCTTCGCATGTAACCAGCTAAATCTGCATTCTCCGTACGGAGTTGAATGATCTCTAGCTGTAGCTTGTTGACGATCTCGGCCAGCTTTGTATTCTGCGCACTGAGCCGATCAATCTCGGTGGCAAGCAGTTTGATCACATCTCCGCTAGCATGGCTGGCAGTGGTTTCCATCGAATCGTTGCTGGCGATCCTGCGCACTCTGGCAAGAGCAAGCCAAGCAGCGCCTGCGCCACCAACCACTACCGCAGCGACGTGTCCCAGGCTTACATCGACAGCTTTTATCAGGTCGTCTAGCATGATCTGCTTACAAAACTTCGTATTGATAGGAGAAGTCGACCGTCTGCGTAGTTCCTGACGGCCAGTAGCAAGTGAACCCCGCGCGGTCGCCGGAGATATCTCCGGTAAGGAACGCGTATGCGCCCAGTGCTCGCACGCTCGCAACACCAGACAAATCTGATGCAACAGCCAGGTTTGAAGCCACGGGAATGGGCAACCAGAAAGTGAGTTGCACGCCAGGCGTAGTGCAAGTCACGTTGCCAGAGCCAGTAACAGAAACGATGTTTCCGGTACGAGTCCATTGGCACCTGTTCATTGCCAATACGGCGCAGTTTGAGCCTACTGCACCAGTCGGATAATCGATGCCGCTGCCGATGTATTGCTTGGTAGTCCCTGCCAGTCCGTTGGCGTTGTTGTGAAGACCAGTGCCGGACATGCGACCATCGGTGCCGAAGAAAAAGCGCATCTGGTTGACGGTAGAAATGCGGGTGGCAAGCGTCAACCCGTTGTTCACACCAGTGGCACCGATGAATATGTAATTGGTAGTGGAATCTGCGCACGAGAAGGTCAAGTACGGCAAGTCCGAGGGCAAGAATGAGTACGACGGTCCTTCCGTGCGCATTGTCAGAAAGTAAGCTGCCGTAGCCATCTCAACAGGCATCTTGGTTGCCAGTTTGACCTTGATGGCACGAAACTCTGCCGCAGCAGTAGACGGCGCAACCAGCGTGTCGGTAGGTTGCGTGACATTCGTTGCGTCAGGTACGTAAGGCATAATCAGCTTCCTTGGATTTGAAGATTGTCGGCCGTCAGACTGGCGAGCTCGATCTTGGCAAGTGCTTGCACACGCCCGGAGATATCGTTCTCACCGATGAAGGACAGCACTGTGGCCGAAGCCCACAAGACAATCAAGTCCTGGTGCTTGTCTGCTATCCAGCTGTCAAGGCTGGCAATTGGAGAGAGCGTCGGAGTTTTATAATAAGTGATATCGATGCTGGCTTGAGGTGCAGCAGCTCGCACCATCAGATAATTGCCGACACCGTAGTAAACATCCGTTCGCGGATACCTGTCTTGATCGAACAAATCCGACACATCGATACCGTCGTAGTTGCCGTCGTAGCCTGTAGGAGCTACACGCGCTATCTTGCGAAAGTTTGGCAGAAGTGCTGCCAAGTCAATCTGTTGGATTTGGTCGAGCGGGAGACCAGCCAGAGTCACTGTTACGAGATCACGCCAGAACTTGCCAGAGCGGTGCGCAGTGCGAACTGCTTGAGCAATGGCAAGATTCGTCTCGGCAGCAAGGCTAGGACGCTTTGTCCAGCCGAGCACTCCGGCGTAAACATCGGAATAGATTGTCATGGCTGGTCTCGATCAGGCCGTCGGCAGGCCAGCAGCGATCATCTTGCCTTGCGCGATTGCAGCAGCGTTGAACACGTCGGTTTCCATCGCTGCCTGTTCTGCTGTCACCTCGGGTGCGGTGCGCGAGTAGATGCCGCTGCCCGGCTTGTCGGCGATTGCCTTCAGCGCTTCCAACACCTGTGCGTCGTCGGTTTCGATGCGGCCGGCCACGACGGCAACGGATTCGCAGTAGCCAGGGCCGCGCATGATCTGAAGGTTGCAGAACGGCACCGAAGAGTAGTAGATCTTCGGCTCGACCTTGCCGGGAGCGGCGATGGCAGTGGCAGCAGCGGCTGCTTGCAGGTTTGCGATGGTTTGCAGCGCCAGCGCGAGCTGGTCTTGCAAAACGGAGATGGCGTCGGGAGTGGACATGGTGTGCTTTCTTTCTGGAGGTTGTAGGACAGGTATCAGCCGGTGACAAGCACGCGTTGACTCGGCGCCCACGAAACTGCGGCGAGTTGCGTGGCTGCCGGAGCATCGACCGTGATTTGCCCGGTGGTGGCATTCGGCACGAGTACCGTAGCCGAACCAGCCGTGCGAACGGTGATGGACGAGATGTAGCCGGGATCAGTTGCTGCCATGCCCGGCGGATTGACTTGAATGACTGCCATGCTACTGGCTCCTTGTAAAGGAGCTGCCTACTTACTGTACTAGCTAAATAGGCAGCGAAGGAAGATCAGCCCGCGGCGCCGGCAGTGAAGTTCAGCAACTGCACGTTGGCAGCCGGGTTCTTCACCAGGCAGGTCAGCTCGGTCGTGAGCGTACCACCGACGGCGTCGATACCGTTGTCAACAGCCAGCGTGCCTTGCCCGTTGAATTCGGCGTTGCGCGTCTTGCGACCTTGCATGTAGCCCAGACCGAACGTGGACAGATCGATGCCGATCGCCATCTTGGCCCAGGTGGTGGCAGCACCGTAGGCATTGAACAGCGGGTGCTCGATGATGTTGAACGAACCACGCGGCGTCTTGATGGTGTCGAATTGCAGACCCCACTCGGTGACTTGGCCCTGGATGTAGTACGAGCTGTTCAGCCGCGCGATGGCATGGATGACACGCCGCGCGATGCCACCGACGAAGAGCGCCCGCATGTTCGGGTTCTTCGGATCGGTAACTTGCGCGAAGCCGGGATCGAGAGCTGCTTCGAGCTGCGTCCAGTTCGTGGTTGCCAGCAGGGTCGAGATGTTGCCGCCGGCGGAAGTGGCCAGGATGTTCAGCAAACCGTCCATCGTGTGGATCGGCTGGTTGTTCAGCGTGCCCTGGTACTTCTGGCCGTAGATGATGCCTTTCTCGATGTCGACGGCGTGGAACATCGCGCAGTCCATCTTGCTTTCGGCGTCGGGCGTGCCACCAGCGATCACCGAGGTGGCAGCAGTCGTGCCGCTGACAGCCCAGGTGTTGCGGAAGATCTGCGTGTAGTTGGTGACGCGCACCGAGCTGATCAGCAGCGAAGTCGGACGCAGCGAGGATTCCTCGTACGCGTTGCCGACCATCCAAAGACGCACGCCGGTTGCGATCGCGACGGCAGCCACCGTACCGAACGCACGCCGGCAAGTGATCGAAGTGCCGGACGGCACCGTCAGTACCAGGACGTTCTCGCCGGTGGTATCGACGCGCAGCACCATGCCCGGCAGGATGTTGGTGGTATCGACCAAGTTGGTGAACGTGGTGTCACCGATGAGCTGGCCGGCGCCGTTGGTCAGGATCGACGGGAAGATCATCGTCTTGCTGAAGTAGCCGTGCTCGTACTGATACGCGGTTTCTTCTTTCAGCATCGACGTGATACCGAAGATCGGAGCCTGACCATTCGGCATGATGCGCGTGATCAGGGACGAGAAGGACTTCTTCGCCAAGTCTTGCGTGAGCAGCGAAGTGTTGAAAGTGCCAGTGGGCATGTGTATCTCCAGAAAGGTAAATTAGACGCTCGGTTCGACCCAGGTATCCCAGTCGGTGCCCTCGCTGGCAGCGGACGCCTTGGCAGCAGAAGCTGCTTGCGCCGGAGCCATGACAGCTTCCGCGAATCCGGTGAGGATGCGATCGGCTTCCGCGTTCATCATGGTTGCCGTCATCCCGGGATTCTTCATTTGCAGCTGGCCGAGTACCACCTTTCGGTAGGCTTGCGCAGCGGGGTGTTGCAGGACGGGGTTTGTGGATTCCAGCGAATCGAGCTGGATTGCTTTCACACGACCAGGCAGTGCGTCGGTGATGCGCTTGTTGTTCGCGCTCGTTGCCTGTTCGATGGTTGCAGCGTTGAGTTGGGTTGAAGTAGCAACAGCACGCTGCGCCACCTGATTCAACACTGCCATGAATGCGGCGGGGTCTTGTCCTGACATCGCTTTCGCAAGCAGTTCGGGAGACAAGCCGCCGGCGAAGTCGAGTTTGGCAGCAGCAGCGGCGATCTTGGCAGGATCGGTGTTGAAAAGCGGAGCTGCCAAGGGATCGACTGGCGCAACTGCATTGGGATCAGTTTGCCACAGGGTATTGAACTGATCCAGCGGATTAGCCGGCTCTGCGGGCGCAGTGGTCTGGCTGGTGCCACTGGCCGGAACTACCGCGGCTGCACCCGGATTTTGCACGCCCATGGGAGCGACAGTGGCGCGAGGTGCAAAGAGATTGGCGATGGACTTGAAACCGGTTGCCATGATTTAGTTCTCCGAATTTTCGTGGTTGGTGGGCTGGTCAGGATCGACGAAGTCGTCCTGAAGCAGCATGTTGAGGATCTGCATCTTGCCGGTAAGCGCAGCGTGGTAGCGAATGTTTTGCTCGTCGATCTTGGGATCTTCAAACGTAACAGCTACCAACTTGCCTACCACTTCGCGGAGCTCAGCGACTAGCTCGTTCTTTTGCTCCACTGTGAAGTGATATCGTTTCACGGTGTTTGTCCTTGCGGGAGTTGTGTTGGCGGCACTGTACCTGGAGCACCAGGAACGGGCAATGCTGCCGGTTGAGTTATCTTGAAGTCGTCAATCCATGTCGCTCCTTCCAGTTTGAGCCAATAGAAGATCATGCCGATGATATCGAATTGCTGCAATATCGGCGGGTATTGCGCAACCATCTGCAAGATGGACTGGAACACTTGCATGTTCATCAGTGCATCTGTCGGCATCACACCATCTGCCATGCGGAACTCGACGGCAGATTGCCGCAATGCAACCGGATCGATAGTGACCTCGGTCTTGCTGTTGCGGTTGTACATCTTGGCAGGTGGCTGATACTGAAGCGTGTTGAGCTTCAGGATTGTCTTCAGCGGAGTGTAGAAACGATTCTCCAGCACCAACGCTGTCATTCGCGGACGCGCGTTGCTGTTGTCCATCACGTCCTGGAACTCATGCCGCGTCTTGTTGCCTTTCTGGAACTGGCCCCGTTGCACGCGATTCTGCCCGTTGGCAACGTCGGCAATGTCCATGACACTCTGGGCTGTTGAGAAAATCTGCGCAACGTTGTCATCTCGGTAGGGCACTTGCGAATAGGCTTCGCTGACAGGTTTGCCATAGGCTTCCGATTTGACAGGAATACGGGCGACAGTGCTGACGTTGTCGATATCCGCTTTATTGATACGCGAAGGATCGTAGAAGAGGCGATCATAGACTTTGCGCCGTTGCGATTCGATGCCAGAATTGTAGAGCGCAGACGCCAATGCCTGAAATGGTACGGCATTGTCTGCAAAGCTCTTCGACTGCCAATCGAGGCCATCTTCTGTCGCTTGTGCGCAGATGATAGGCAACATGTTGTGTATGTTGCTCTGGAGCTCTGCGTAGATAAGTACGCGCCGATTGATGACAACCAGTTTCCAGATCTGCACCGTGTTGCCATTGGGTCCGACGATCTTGTGCTCTACTGGCAAGATGCGAGCATAGATGACGCTGAACTCGTACTGGTCCGAGTAGCTGATGTTGCCATGCTCCAGGCCTGCCCACGCATGCCAGTTGATTGTGCCAGCAGGTCCTTGCGCATTCACATCGATGAGCGCGTTCGGATTGACTTGCGGAACGAAGTAAGCATTGCTGCCAGTCGAAGTGCTGTACTCACCAGTACCGGACTCGAATGCAGCTTTTGCATTCATGGAACGCGATGGATCCATTTCAGCGATGCGCTGCTTGAGCTCGATACGCGAAATCAGCTCGGTGTAAC